TACGGGAGGGGCAACTGCCTTTACGTTGACACTGGGTGGCGAGGGATGAGGTGGTATGTCGAGGCAGGCAGATTGGTCGCGACGGGACTCGGCGGCCTCGGCTGAGATTGGGGAGATACCGCCGCCCGCGAATCCACGGCGGCGAAAAGCCGCCGGCAAAAGCCTCCTAAAATTTCTCACAACCTACTTCCCCGATTCTACTGGTCTGAAGCCATTCTCCGGCGACCACAAGCGGCTCATAGCCGACCTGGAGCAGATCATCCGCTACGGCGGAAGGCGAATCAACGCGGTCTATCGTGGTTTTGCGAAAACCACGATCACTGAAAATGCCGCGCTGTGGGCAGCGATCTACGGCCACCGTCAGTTCGCGCTAGTGGTGGGAATCAACGCGCACGCATCGACGGGCAACATCGATTCAATCAAGGCGGAGCTATCCGATAACGATCTACTCGCCGAGGATTTCCCCGAGGTGTGCCAGCCGATTCGGCATCTCGACGGCAAGCCCCAGCGGTGCGCTCACCAGACGCATCGAGGCGAGCATACGCACATCGTATGGCGGGCCGACATGCTCGTTTTGCCGACGATCCCCGGCTCCGTGGCGTCGGGAGCAATCATCACCAGCAGGCCGTTTGCAAAAGCCAGAGGCGTGAAATACAAGCGGCGAGACGGAATCCAAGCCCGGCCGGACCTCGTAATCGTCGACGATCCGCAGGATGAAGAGAGCGCGGCGACTCGGCTTCGTGTCAACAAGAATTTGTCCATCCTGCGCAAAGGACTGTTGCAGACCGGCGCCCACACGAAGTCCATGGCGGCCGTAGTCAATGCGACAATCGTTGCTCACGGCGACATGATCGAGACTCTGCTTGAAGACCCGGCATGGGAAGGCGTCGTGGTGCCGATGGTCAAATCCTGGTCTGCCTCGCATGACGATTTATGGATGCGAGATTATGCCGCGATACGGCGTTCGTTCGACCGCGATACTCCCGGCGACAAGGACCGGGCCATCAAGGCCGCGACGGCATTCTACCGCAAAAACCGCAAGGCAATGGATCGTGGGTGCGTCGTATCGTGGAAGCATTGTTATGGCCCCGGGGAACTCTCAGCGATTCAACATGCTTACAACAAGCTGATTGACGACGGCGAGGAGGCTTTCGCGTCGGAGTACCAGGGCGAGCCGCTAAAGCCAGGTGGCCACGGCCCGCTGGTCATCGACGCGGCTATACTCGCCGGCAAGCTGAGCAATCTCGAACGCGGTCGCGTACCCAAGCCGTGCCAGTGGGTCAGCGCCTATATCGACGTGCATGATCGGCTGCTCTATTGGTGCATCGCCGCGTGGGCGCAGGATTTTGCGGGCGGCCCGATCGATTATGGCACGTACCCAGCGCAGTCACAGCCGTATTTTGCGCAAGCCACCGCGCCGATTGCCATGCGCGACGTGCATCCCGGCATGGACGAGGATGCGTGGCTATTGGCCGGTCTTACAGCCACGGTGGATGGGTTGCTGGGGCGTGTGTTCGCGCGTGAGGATGGCGCGTCGATGCGCATCGGCCGGCTGTTGATCGACGCGAAGTGGGGTCAGAAAACAGAGCTAGTCAAGCAGTTCTGCCGACGGCATGCGCAGGGCGGGTCAATCGTCCTGCCTGCCATGGGGATCGGCTTCGGCGCTACGCGGAAATCGTTTGGCGAGTACCGTCCGGAGCCGGGCGCGACCATTGGACTCAACTGGCGGCTCGCCACGCAGACGGGCGGGGACCGCGTGTTGTCGATCGACGCCAACTGGTGGAAGACCTTTGCGGCCACTCGGCTATTGCTGCCTCCAGGCACGTCAGGCGGTTGGGATTTGTTCGGGCGCGATCCGCGAACCCATGCTCTGTTTTGCGATCACATGACTGCGGAGGAACCCAAGACCGTGATCCACAAAGAGAGCCAGAGGGAGCGTGTAATCTGGGAATGGAAACCAGGGCGGCCGGACAATCACTGGTGGGATTGCCTCTGTGGTGCGGCGGTTGCCGGTTCAATGCTTGGCGCATCAATCCCGGGTGTCGAGGTCAAACAACGTCGCCGGCCGGACGAACGGCCAACTCTCCAACAAATGGCACGAGGTGCATGATGGGTGATCCAGCGAGTCGTCCGACCATGGCGGAACTTGCGGCCGGTAGCAGTTCGGCCACGGGCCTGGAGTGCTCCGAGTGTGGCTGCCGCGATTGGCGCGTCGTGAAGACCAGACCAAGCGACGATGTTATTCAGCGGCGGCGCGAGTGCCGCCATTGCGGACACCGCATGACGACCATTGAGCACTCGTAGGGTACACATATAGCCCTATCCGATAGCGTGCCGGCGTTCCGTATTGCGTTCCCGTGAGAATGCTGGCACGATACCGACAGAACAACCAGATCGGGGCGACGTGCCGGGAGTAGCTGCCCGGCACGAAACCAGCACAACGAAGGCCATGTGGGGCCCACATCCCCGCGTGGCCTTTTTTTATTGCGCTCGCCCCTATCGCACAAGGCACAGCCGATGTCGGACGACTTGAGCACTGAAATCCAGCGTGCTGCCGTGGAGCCGCGATCGGTTACGGTCGACGGCGTCAACGTCCAGCAGCCGAGCGTCCGCGAGGTCATCGCGGCCGACCAGTACGCCAAGGCGGCAACAGCCAAGAGCCGCAACCACCTCGGCTTGACGTTTCGCAAGATGATCCCCGGGGACTGATCGCCATGCCGCTTGGCCGCATCCTGACGACCGTGCTTCGCCCGTTTAGGGCCGTGTCGCGCGCACGCGCCGACCTGGCCGACGTGGCGGCTGCGGCCAGGCAAGCCAGGCCGATTCAGGCGCGGTATGCGGCGGCCGAGTATTCCGACGAGATGGCCATGCACTGGGGCCATGCCGACGCCCTCGATGCCGATGCCAGCAATTCGCTGGCCGTCCGCAAGCGGGCACGAGAACATTCGCGTCTGGAGCGAGCTAACAACGGCTACGCGGCGGGTGTCGTGCGGACGCACGCCAACTACGTCGTTGGCCGCGGCCCGTCGCTTCGCATGGAGACCGCCAACCCCGCCTTCAACGCGATGGTCGAAGAACGCTGGCGGCAGTGGGCGAAGGCCGTCGGACTCGGCCGAAAGCTCCGCACGGCCTGCAAGGCCAAGACGGGCGACGGCGAGGCGTTCATTCAGATCGTGACGAATCCCCGGGTGGCCCACAAGGTGAAGCTCGACTTGCGCCCGCTTGAGTGCGACCAAGTCAGCAGCCCATGGGTGCCGTATCAGGACGAGGGCCGCATCGACGGCGTCCGCTTCGACCAGTGGGGCAACCCGCTGGAGTACGAGGTGCTGCGCTACCATCCCGGAGGCCTATTGGCGTCGCGTCTCGAATCGCGGATGGTGCCGGCTCGGTTCATGTGCCACTGGTATCAAGAGGACCGCCCGCAGCAACACCGTGGCGTTCCGGAGTGCATTTCCACGCTGCCGCTGTGCGGCAAGGGACGCCGGTATCGCGAGGCGGTCATCGCGGCTGCCGAGACGGCAGCCGACTTCGCGGCGGTGCTGGAGATGGGCGCGCCGAACAATGAGCCCGATGAGGTTCGGCCTTTTTCTTCGATCCCCATTGAACGGCGGATGATGGTGGCGACGCCGGCGGGCGCAAAGCTCGCGCAAATGAGAGCGGAGCAACCGACGACGACCTACGAGGCATTCAGCCGGTCGATCGTTGCGGAAGAAGCTCGGCCGATGTCGATGCCATTTTCTATCGCGGGGTGCGACTCTCGCGGCAACAGTTTCAGCGGGACGCAAAACGACCACCTGATCTATTACCAGGCGGTCGACCCGGATCGCGCCGATTGCGAGGAGATGGCGCTCGACAAAATCTTCGCCGTCTGGTTTGAGGAGGCGGCTGAAACCTATGGCTGGGCGGTGCCAGCGACGCCGGCGCCGAGGCACGGGTGGAACTGGCCTCCGATGCCTCAGGTCGACGCCGAGAAGGCCGCCGATGCCGACAAGGCCGAGTTGGGGCTCGGCGTCCCGCCGTCGGTCATCGCCAGCCGTCGCGGCCACGACTTCGACGACTGGGTGGCCCAAGGCGCGAAGGACTACGGAATCTCTGAGGCCGAGTACCGCGCGAAGATATTCGATAGCAACTTCGCGCAGCCCGGGGCGGCGGCTCCCAAGGACGGCGGTAATGGCGACGCCAAAAACAACGGCAATGGGTCGAGCGCCTCTAGCAACGGCAAGACGCCACCGAGCCGTAACGGCAACGGCCAATCACGATTTGCAGGATCCATGTGATGAGCAAGCAATCCGCACGACGCGCCCGAGCCCGCCAGCGAGCCATTGAGGCGTCCACGGTCAACACATCCGCCGAGATCGCTTTGGCGTGTCCGCTGGAAATCGCCGCGGCTGCCACCGACGGCGACAACAAGCAGGGGCCGCGGCGATTCACGATGGCGGCGTACAACGGCGGCCCCGTGCGGGTGAACTGCTACGATACGCCGGTCGTCGTGGATATCCAGGGCATCCGGATTCCGCGCAAGACGATGCCGGCCTACTACGGACACGACCGCGAGCGGATCGTCGGCCACACCGACCAGCATGACAAGACCGATGGCCGGCGGTTCGTCGCCGCCGGCGCGATATCGGGAGCCACGGAGTTTGCCCGCCAGGTTCTCGAATCGCACGACGCCGGCTTTCCCTGGCAGGCATCCATCAGCGCGATGCCCGACGACGGACACCTCACCGAACTGGCTGCCGGTCAATCTCTGGAGGTCAACGGCCGGACGATCAAGGGCCCGGCTATCATCGCGCACAAAAGCACTCTACGTCACATCGCGTTCGTTCCCGAAGGGGCGGACGACACAACGCATGTTTCCATCGCGGCTGAGGCCGCACAGTTTCCCAAGAAGGAGTGTGATATGGAATTTACGAAATGGGTACAGGCTCTCGGCTTCGAGATGTCCGCTCTGACCGATGCACAGGTGGCGGCTCTGAAAACGAAATATGAGGCCGAGGTGCAAGCGGCCGCGAAGAAGAGCGACGGCAAGCCGGGCGAAGCCGGTGGACACGCGCAGCCTACCGGGGCGCCGAAGCCGACGTTTGACTTGTCGGCCGTCGTGCTGTCGCATGAAAAGTACCTGGCGGCGATCCAGGCCGAGACCGCCGCCTACACCGGCAAGATCGAGGCCGGCAAGCTCAACGGCCTCGCCCACGATGCCGGCCTGAAGGCAGCCGAACTGAAGGCTAAGGCGCTCAGCGAGGAGTGGCCGGCGACGCGGCTGGAGATCGAGGCGATCAAGGCGCACAGCGAGTATAAGGTGGCGTTGATCCAGGCCGCGCGGCCGGAAGGTCCGGCGATCCACGCCAGCAGCCGCGACATGGTCCCGGGCGTTGTCGAGTGTGCAATCGCACGGACGGCCGGCCTGCGCGAGCCGGAAAAGCACTACAAGCCGGAGATCATGGAGGCGGCCGACAAGTTCCGCGCGTTGGGTATCCAGGAAACGCTCCTGATGTTCGCCGCGCAGAACGGCTACCACGGTCGGGCGAAGATCACCGAAGGCAACCTCCGCGAAGTGCTGATGGCCGCCTTCCCGGCCAGGCCGATCAGCGCCGCGCCTTCGGCGCACACGGTCACCACGCTGCTGACCAGCGCGGGCAACAAGTTCCTGCTCGAAGGGTTCAACCAGGTGCCGCAGACCTGGCGCGAGGTCGGCACGACCCGCAGTGTGACCGACTTCAAACAGGTGACCGCCTACCGCCTGACGACCGGCATGGAGTACGAGGAGCTGCCCAACGGCGGCGAGATCAAGCACGGCACGGCCGGGCAAGAGTCGTACACTTTCCAGGCCAAGACCTACGCGAAGATGTTTGGGCTGACACGCCAAGACATCATCAACGACGACCTCGGAGCGTTCGACGATCTCCGCAGCCGGTTGGGCATGGGCGCGGTCATCGCGATGAACAAGCGGTTCTGGACCGTCTGGCTGGCTGCCGTCAACGCGGGCACGTTCTGGACGACCGCCAGAGGCAACAAGCAGGAGGGCGCGGCCACGGCGCTGGGCGAGACCAGCTTGAACACGGCCGTCAAGCTGTTCCGCGACATGACCGGCCCGGACGGCAATCTGATCGGCCTGGAGCCGGACCGGATGCTTGTGCCGAGCGCCTTGGAGGCGACGGCGCGGAAGCTCTACGTCTCGCAGGAAATGCGAGACACGACCGCGTCGACGAAGACCATGACCAGCAATATCTATTTCAACCGGTTCCGTCCGGTCATTGTGCCCGAACTGGGCAACAGCAACTACACCGGCTACTCGGCGACCGGCTGGTGGCTGGCGGCCAACCCGGCGATTCTCGCCTCGGCCGCGATGTGCTTCCTGAACGGCCAGCAGACTCCGACCATCGAGAGTAGCGACGCCGATTTCAACACGCTTGGGATCGACTTCCGCGGCTACCACGACTTTGGCGTCTCGATGACCGAGTACCGCGCGAGCGTCTTGAGCGACGGCACCAACTAGTCGCTCCTAGCACCAATTACCCCAAACACAAGGACTGAACGATGACCGCGATTTTCAAACACGGCTCGCCGTTGATGGTCGACCACACTCCGTCGGCCGCCGTGGCCGCTCGCGAGGTGGTCGAAATGGGCACCTACAACCTGGTCGCTCACTCGGCGATTGCCGCTGCCGCCAAGGGGGCACTTGCCGCCGGCGGCGGCGTCTACGAGATGATTGCCGGCGAGCAACTGACCGCCGGCGAGAAGGTCTTCTATGACCACGACCACGCGACGTTATCGGGGCGCGTCCACAGCGACGACTCCGGCACGGCGTCGCAGCCGCACTTCGGCTACACGCTGGAGGCCGCATCGGCGGCAGCCGCGACCGTGCTGTGCGTCCACGATCCGGACGGCTCGGTGAGTACCGGCGCCGGCGGTTAGTGGGTAGTCGGTTAGATCGCGCTGGAACATAGGGAGCGGCAGCCATGCGAGACGTGCTCAAGCGAGGAACCGACTGGCTCGGCCGCAAACTGCGCGACCATGCCTCGCACATGGTGGTCTATGTGCGAGGCGTGCAGAGCGTCCCGCTCCTGGCGGTTCCGGCGCAGAGCGAGTTGGAGCAATCGGAGGCGGGCGGGCTGCGGGTCGCCCACTCCGACCAGGACTGGCTCCTGAAAGCCAGCGACCTAGTGCTTGGCGGCTTGCACTCGCTACCGGCGGCCGGCGATCGAATCGAAGACCGACTCGACGACGGCACGCTCGCCATTTACGAGGTAATGCAGCCGGACGGCAACAGCTTGCCCTACCGGCTGATGGACAGCTACGGGTCGATGATCCGGGTCCACTCGCGGCGGGTGAGCACGCAATGAGCACACATACGGACATAGCCGACGCGGTGGTCGCGGCGATCAACGACGCGGAACTCGGCGAATTCACCGCTGAGCGGAAGATGCGGGCGCAAGTTACGCGTGAGCAAGCGGAAGCGGGCATCATCGTCCAGGTTATCCCGCGTAGGGTCGTATCGTCACACGTCGACCGGCGGCACACGCAGGAGCTGTACACGATCGATGTGGGCATCGTTCGGGCCGTCGACCCCGACGACCTGACCGCCTGCGGCGTGCTGGACGACCTGGCCGAGAGCATCAAGCACCTGCTGGAGTTACAGCGGCTCGACGGATACCCGGCGGCTGTCTGGCAGGAGACGGAGTACCTGATCGGCGCGGGTTATTCGGAAGAGCACCTCGATACGCAGCGGACGTTTTTGGCGGTGTTGCGGCTCGTATTTCTGGTGTCGAACTGAGGCATGGTTATGGCGATCGGATACCGAGTGCCTGCAACGCGACTGTTTTTCGATCGTGCCGAAGTGCAACGCGCGGTCGATCCGGCGACTCGCAAGGTCTTCTCAAGGTTTGGGGCCTACGTGCGCAATACGGCGCGCCGCAGCATCCGCAAGCGGCGAAAGGCGAGCAGCCCCGGACGGCCACCGAGCAGCCACCGGGGCGACCTCAAGCGAAAGATCATGTTTGCCTACGAGCCCGACCGGAAGACGGTTGTGGTCGGCCCCGAGGACTTACCGGCGAAAAAAGGCGAGACGCCGGAGACGTTGGAGTACGGCGGCTGGGTGAAAACGACCAACACGAGGCGAACGAAACGACGTGTCGGCGACGCCGCGGAGATACGCATTGGCGGCCGGCAGTCGGTGAGCACGAAGGCCATGCAGGACTGGCAAGGCCGGCGGCGGCGAGTCACTTACGCACGGCTGCGAACGGAGGAACAGGCGAGGCGCGCGAACCAACTCAACGAGCAACTGTACGGGCCGACGACTCTGGCGGGGGCGGTCGAGCCTCGGCCCTACATGCACCCCGCCTACGACTCACAAAAACCAGCATTGGAAGGCATGTGGCGAGACGCCATCACTAATTAGCGAAAGGATAAAACCATGGCAACCGGCGACGTGATTGTTGGACTCGATGGGAAGCTGCTCTACGGTACGGCCGGGAGCACGGCAACCACCGAGATCGTCAACGCCGAGGATGTGACGCTCAACCTCGGCACCGTCGAGGTGGACACCACCCGTAGAGGCTCGACGTGGGAAACCGGCAAGCCGGTCCTCAATAATGCCGAGATCACATTCACGCTACAGAAGCGCGAAGGCGATGCGGCGAGGTCGGCACTGATGACCGCGTTTTTGAACCGGACGCGAATCGCGCTGTACGGCCGCGAGCTGGCCACAGGTGCCGGCTTGAACGCCGATTTCTACATCACCGGCTTCAACGACTCGCAACCGCTCAAGGACAAGCAGACCATCGAGGTCACCGCGAAGCTCACCGACGAGCTGCGGGCGCCGGTCTGGGCGTGACGCCCGTACTAGACGGGCCGTCGGTGGCGATACGATTTGCATGAAAGGAACGAACGCATGGCTCTTTCGGGTAGTTACAACGTGATTATCGACGCCGGAGGCGTCAGTATTGCCGGCGCGGCCGTTGCCGTCAGTGGCGATACTGCGGTACCGCCTGTCAGCGAGACACTGACCGCCGGCACCGCCGTGGCAACCTGGGTGCAGACCGACGGCGATACCGGCACTGCGACGCTGGCCGAAGGCCACGGCCTGACCAGCGGCACCTACGATGTCTATTGGTCCGGCGGCGTCCAGTACGGATGTACCGGGACCGTGACCGAGAACGACCTGGCTCTGGATGGCGGCAGCGGTGACGACCTGCCGGCATCCGGCGAGACGGGCATGATCGTTTGCAAGCAGCAGACGTTCGACTGCGCGTTTGATGGCGACAATGCCGTATTGTTGGGCGCATTCTGCGACCAGCGTGCCATGCTGACGTTCCTCGACAGCGGGTCGGCCGTGCTCTATTCCCTGGAGCTGTCGGCCGGGGTGCCATGGGGCTGGCACGGCGAGGCGGGCGCGTCGCCCATCACCGGAAATGCCGTTGCGCAGATCACCATGTCGTGTGGCTCGGCAACCGCCGGCACACTGAAGTTTACCGGCCTCCAGGACGCGATCAGCTAATGGCTACATTCACCGATACCGAAGGCCGATCGTGGATCGTTGCGGTGAACTGCGCAACGCTCGGGCGGTGCAAGGACGCCGGTGTCGATCTGACGCGGCCGGACGCCGCACTACGCATTGCGGACGACGTGCTTCAACTCGGCATGGCGCTCTGGTGCATGGTGGAGCGGCAGGCGGAATCGCGAGGCATTACGCCCGAGCAGTTTGCCGAATCACTCGGCTCCGGCGAGGTGATCGACGCCGCCGCGGATGCCTTGCTGGAGGCCCTGGTGGATTTTACCCGGCCCGGCCGTCGGGCAGTATTGAGGAAGGCGATCGCGACGAAGCAGGACGTGGATCGCAAGGCGGTCGGGGTGGCGGAACAGATGATCGACTCGGGCGAGATCGAGAGGGAAGCGGAGAGGGAGTTGAGCCGACTCCGGTCCTCGATCTCGCCGACCAGTTAGCCGGTATCCTGGGTATCGATCCGGGCCCGTTGACGTTGCGCCGCCTGTTCACGATGGTCGAGTCACGTATACGGCACGACTGGATTCATACGGCGCACGTGCTGGCGGCGCTGACCGGACGCAAGGTGCGGGAATGTATGCCGGCGGGAATGGCGGCCGAGACGAAACCCAAGCCGCAGAAACTCACAAGCGAGCATCGTGAGATGCTAGCAAAACTGTTTCCCAAACGGACGTAGCGACATGGCGGGAGCCGGACCAATTCGAGCGGGTCGCGCGTTCGTTGAACTGTTCGCCGACGACTCGAAGCTCGTGCGCGGCCTGCAATCCGCGCAAGCGAAGCTACGTCGCTTCGGGAAGGCCGCAACCACTATGGGCCGCACGCTCGCGGCTACCGGCATCGCGGCCGCGTCGCCATTGGCTCTGGCCACTCGCGTCTACAGCGGGTTCGAGGACCAGATGAAGGCGGTCCAGGCGGTCACCGGCGCGACCGCCGACGAGTTTCGACGGCTCTACGACCAGGCCAAGCTCCTCGGTCGCACTACGTCGTTCACTGCCGGCCAGGTTGGCGGCGGGCAGTTGTCGTTGGCTCGGGCCGGCTTTTCGACGGCGGAGATCGAGGCGGCAATTCCAGGCGTGCTCGATCTGGCCCGCGCCACGGGCACCGAGCTGGCCGAGTCGGCCGATATTGCGGCCGGCACGCTGCGAGCGTTCGCGCTGGAGGCTCGCGAAATGTCGCGGGTATCAGACGTGCTTGTCGCCACCGCGAACAACTCCGCGCAAACGCTGACCGATCTCGGCGAGTCGATGAAATATGCCGCGCCGATTGCCCAGGAATACGGCCTTTCGGTCGAGCAGACGGCGAAGGCGCTCGGCGTGTTGGCCAACATGCAGATCAAGGGCACCATGGCCGGCACCAGTCTGCGGCAGATCATGGCGCAATTGGCCAGCCCGGCGGTCCAGGACCAGCTTCGCGGGATCGGCGTCGAGGCGCTCGACGCGAGCCGCAACCTGCGACCGGTCGGAGATGTGCTGGTCGACCTCGGCAAGGCCATGGCTGGAATGACCAACGCCCAACGCATCGACATTGCCAAGACGTTGTTCGACCAGCGGGCCTTCGGCGCGGCGTTGAAGCTGGCTAAGACGGATTTTCCCGCGCTGTCCGCGGCGATCGACAACGCCGGCGGTGTCGCAAAACGCACAGCCGCGGTCATGGACAGCGGCCTGGGTGGCTCGTTTCGTAGGCTCATGTCGGCGGCCGAGGGTGTGGCGATCGCCGTGGGCGAATCGCTGGCGTCGGCACTGGACGCATCTAATGGAAGAATTACGGACATCGCCGGCCGAGTGACGCATTGGATCGAGCAGAATCAAAAGGCCGTGGTGGTGCTTGGTTTGCTCGCCGTCGGGACGATCACCGCGGGCACGGCCATCGCCGCGTTGGGGCTAGTGATTCGCGGCTTCGCCGCAACCATCGGCGCAGCAACGATGGCGGTCAAGGGGTTGCACGCCGCACTGCTGTTTCTGTCCACACACCCGGCGGTGGCGGTTATCGCGGCGATTGGTCTGGTTGTCGGCGGCCTGGTGGCATTGTCGGCCGGGTCGGAGGATGCCGCGAAAAGCACGGAGCTTTTGGCGGAGTCGCACCTCCGGCAGGCGCGCGCCGCGTATGAGGCCCGCGACGCCCTTGCGGCATTAGCGAAACAGGAGTCGCTCAACGCCGGTCAGCAACAGCAGGCCAAGGATCATATCGAGACGCTGACAAAGCACTACGGCAACCTGGGCATCGCCGTCGACGAGGCGACCGGTAAGATCAATGGATTCAATGCCGCACAAGGCCGCATGGCGGAGCAGGATTCGCGGCCGGACGTGGAGGGTATGTACGAGGAGCTTCGCGATCTCAATAAGGTGTGGGCTGAGTCGCGATCCAAAAAGATCGACGTTGCCGGCGGCCCTCGCGGCGGCATGACGCCCGGGGAAATTCGGGATGCGTGGGGCACCACCGATGACCCGAAGGGCATGTACCGCGACAAGAATATCTCACAGGCCCGCAAAGATGCGGAGGCGGCGGAGGCGCGTATCCGAAAGATCGAGGACATGCGGCGCGGCCTGATCCAGCGAATCCAGCAGGCCGAAGCCGACCTGGAGCCGAAGCCGCCGAAAGAGCCGACCGTGGCCGACCGTTTTCGAGACATGGGGCGCAAGCTGGCCGATGCGGTCAAGGCCGGCTACGACGACTACTGGAAAAAGAATCGCGACCTGTTGGGCAATATCGACCAACTGAAGATCGCGGCGATCGACGATCCGCAGCAGCGGGAGCGGGCGGCCATCGAGGCCAGGTATCGGACCAAGCGAACCGACGCGAAAGCGTCCGGCCAGGATGTGCGACTGGTCGATCAGGCGCGGCGGATGGAACTCGCCGCACTGTCGGCTAAGTACGCGAAGGAGGAGGCGGAGGCCAAGCGGCTGGCGGCCGATAGTGAGCGCGAATCGCTGGCAGCCATCCAGGACCGAATCAACGCGACGCAGGCGCGGTCGGATCATTACGGTGACGAAGACGCAATGCGACGCCGCTTGCTGATGGTGGAAAAAGAGGCCGCGATACGTGAAGCCTCCTCGCAGGCGCAGCAGGCGTTGATCGAAAAGGAGTACGCGCTGCGGGAGAAAGTACTCGACCAGGAGATCATGGCCCGCCAGATGCGACGAACGGACGATGCGGCGGGGCGCGTCGAAGAACTGGAGATCGATGCAAGCGGTATGTCGAAGGCGGAAAAGGCCGCCGCGAAGCTGGCCATCCAGAAACGCAAGGCGTTGGAGGAGGCGGAGACGCAGGTAGAAAAGGCGATGGTCGAGCGCGAGTACGAACTGAAGTCGCAACTCGTCGGCCGCCAGGAGTCGGCACGCGGCGCGACTGCCGGCACGTTTTCCGGCTACGCCCTGTCGGGGCTTGGCGGGCGAGGCGGTCCGATGGAACGGGCCGCAAAAGCGACGGAGCGGAGCGTGCAAAAGCTGGATGAGATCGAGCGGCGGTTGCGAGATGCGGACACGGTCGTTCTTGCACGGTTCGGAGCGTAGGCCATGGCGGTATTGATCTACGAACGCAAGGACAGCCGCCGGTGGAGCGGGGAGTCGTTCGAGCTATCGTACCAGATCGACGGCACCAGCAGCGACACCGTGGCGCGGGCGCTGGTGCTGTCGACATCGCCGTTGATGTGGGAGGGCCTAATTCGACAAGCCCCCAGCCTCGATCCGGTGGGACCGACGCTGTGGAACGCGACCGTACCGTATGCCGTGAATGACAAATCCCCGGAGATCGGCGACGTATCGATAGCGTACCAGACCGGAGGCGGATCGCAGCATATCAGCTATAGCAAGCAGGTGGTTAGTTCGCACGCCAGACCGGGCGAGGTCGCGCCGAACTGCAAAAACGCGATCTGCCAGCGGCCGGACGGAACGGTGGAGGGCGTGGATATCGTGGTGCCTCAGTTCCGTTGGACCGAAACCTATACCATCAATCCCGGAATGCTGACCTGGGGTTATGCCAATACATGCGCCGGCGTAACAGGTAAGGTCAACAACGCGGTTTTTCGAGGGTTCGCCGCAGGCGAGGTGATGTTGCATGGGGTCAACGCTTCCGCACGCCTGACCGGTACGCAGTCGCAGCCGGAGTTGCGGGCGGAAATCAGTTATGAGTTCGCGATGAGCCCGAACGTAGCCAACCAAGCCATCGGCGATATTGTCGGCATTGCCAAAAAGGGGTGGGAATACATCGATGTTCGATTCGAGGAGACGGACGACGCCGCGGCAAATGCCACTGTATCCATACCCAAGTATGTGTACGTGCATCGAGTTTACGAGACGGCCAACTTCGGCGCATTGCTGATTGGGAATTAACACACATGATTGACATAAAAGTAGGGGTGTTGCTATCCAGCGCCGTCGGGGTGCTCCTCGCGCAGCAAGCGCCGGAGCCGTTCACGCCCTGGGCGACCGGATCGGCGGCGGTCACTCTCGGGTGCGTCACGGCGTGGTTGCTGACTCGCACGATCCCGCAAATGATGCGCGACCATAAGGACACGCTCGACGCGATTAGCGACCGGCACGAACGATGGGAGCGCATTCGCCATGAGGATAGTACCGAACTGAATTCGACGCTACGCGGATTGTCCGCGACATGCGCGCGGGTCCATCATATAGAAGAACGGAGCAAACCATGACCCAACGATTGAGCGAAACCCTACTGAATGCCATGGCCGACGCGGCCGACCTCGTCACGGTCGGCCTGCACAGCGACGACCCGGGCGCTGACGGCACGGCGAACGAAGTCTCCGGCGGCGGCTACGCCCGGCAGTCGGCCACCTTCGGCGCGGCCAGCGGCGGCGTGCGGTCGCTATCCAGTGACGTCGAGTTCAGCGGCCCGGCCTCCGGGGCGGTGACCTGGTTCAGCGTGTGGAACACCGGCGGGACGTTCCTCGGTGCGTCGACGCTGACGGGCGACCAGGCGTTCAACGCCTCGGGTGCGTACACGCTCACAACCGGCACGACGCTGACGCTGGCGGCGAGTTGAGTATTGAGAGTTGAGCGACCGCTAACCGGAGTCACGAGCCATGTTTTACGATCGTGTCAAACAGACGACCACCTCGACCGGCACGGGCGAATTGGAACTCCCATTGACAGGGAGCACTCCGTCCGGCTTCCGGTCGTTTATCACCGTCTGGAACGGGCCGATTACCACGCCCGTGCGGGTTGCGATTGTCCACGAGTCGGCCAACGAATGGGAAATCTGCGATGTGACGATTTCGGCGGGCAGTACACCGGCTCCCGATGTCGTGACTCGCAGCGTGGCGGTGGCTCGCAGTGCGGGTACGGGCGACAACGTCAATTTCTCAGCCGGGACGAAGTACATCTTCCCGGTCGCCGACGCCGAGTGGCTCAACGGCGTCAACGCCAACCGGCGCGTATTTTCCATCCGCGTGCTGGCCGAGGCGACGGCACTGACGGTGGCCGACGGGCTCGGTGTGTTTGCGGTCCCGGCTGAACTCAACGGCTACAACATCGTGTCGATCCACGCGGCGGTGGACACGGTCAGCAGCAGTGGAGCCGTGACGATTCAGGTTTACAACGCGACCGACACGCAAGACATTTTGAGCACGGAAATCACCATCGACGTGAGCGAATACACCAGCTACACGGCGGCGACGGCGCATGTGGTGGACACGGACCACGACGACCTTGCCACCGGCGACCGGCTGCGTATCGACTGCGATGGCGCCGGAACGGACACGGCGGGACTGACACTTCATTTCGTTTGCCAGAAACCATAAAGAGGCAACCCATGAATTATGAATTACTCTGTCCGAAAGTTGGTGAAATCGACGCGGCAACAAAACCTTAACAACAAGAGGTGTGAGCGATGGGACTGATTCAAGATGCGAAGCGTGTGAAGTACGCAACCGAACTGCTCGACCACATGAAGGCGTTGCAGTCGCGGGCCGATGACATCAAAGCCCAGTACATCCAGCGGATGGAGCAACTGGTGAAGCTCCGCGCATTGCTGGTTTCGGAGGGATTCGACCAAGGGGAACTGGACGAACTGGACGGAGTTGTTACTCAACTGAAGTCTTTGCCCGACCAGTTGGCGGCCGAACTCAACGCCAGCCAGCAATAACCGGAGCATTAGCCGATGGCCGACTTGTCCGCATGGGCAGCGTACAAAGAGATCACCATCCAGGCGGATCAAGTCGATTCGAACCTGACGGATTTTCCGTGCTTGGTGATTCTCGACGCCGACGAAGATGTTGGCGGGCGGTGCTTGGCCAGCGGCAATGACATACGGTTCACACTAAGCGACGGCGAGACGCTGCTGACGTATGAGCGGGAAACATTCGCGGTCGCCAGCGGCGAGGCGACTGGTGCGTTCTGGGTGAAGATACCAAGCATTTCTTCCAGTACCGGAGCGACAATCCGCTGCTACTATGGCAATGCGAGTGCGAGCGACGGCGAGGACGCCGTAAATGTGTGGGATGACAACTTCATCGCTGTCTATCATCTGGGTGAGGCGAGCGGCGCGGCTGCTGATTCGACGGGCGTATATGACGGAACGTACACAGGCGGCTTGCCTAGCCAACGCGATGGCAAGGCGGGTTACTGCCAATACATTGCCGGCACCTTTCCTTACAAGTATGTCGATATACTAAATTCCGTTGGTGGTACTAACTCGCTAAAAAGCATTGGCGATGACTTTACGGTGTCTCTTTGGTGGAACCAACCTACGGTGCAGTCAAGTTCTGAATCGGCTGGCTGGCGGGCTGCGAGTACAGCCATTGAGTTGAGGAAGGAGGGCGACCCAATATATCCCATCACATTCAATTTGGGTGTGGACGCCTCAAAGTTTTCGTTTGGCGTGTGGGATGGGGATGGTGCTGCAAACTCTGGACGACACTGGGGCAGCACGACGCTACAGAATAATACGTGGTATCACGCCGTAGCAACGATAGCGAGCGATGACCAGTATGCAATGTACCTTAATGGTTCAGTAGATAGCTCGGGCGGCATCGGCTCTGGCGGCGATGGCACCAGAGCAATAGGGTCGGGTACGGCTAATCTGCAAATCGGTTGTCGTGCCAGGGATGATGGGCAAAAAGACCGTTCGTTCTTCACTGGCTACATTGATGAAGTCCGCATTTCCAACGCTGAACGCTCTGCCGCTTGGGTCAAGTTTGAGCACGCGAACATCGACAGTGCCGACAACGAACTGACATGGGGCGAGGAGGCAAACCCCGAACCGACCGCCGTCATCCCGCAAATCATCTGGTACAACTGACACCGAGGCAAGCCATGCTCGGCGACGGCACGATTAGCCAATACACGATCAGCGAAAGCTCGATGCCACCGCTTACCGGCAGTGGGGCTCTGGCGGCATCGGCGGCACTGGCTGGCGTGGGCGTGGCATCGGCGAGCGGATCGGGAACGCTGGCGGCAACGGCAACCATGGCTGGCGTAGGCCTCGCGGCAGCGGAAGGTGCCGGAGCACTGGCGGCCCATGCCGCGCTATCCGGCACTGGAGCCGCGACCGCCAGCGGGGCGGGCGGGCTCGCGGCGAGCGTTACGCTTGCGGGCGTGGGCTCGGCCACCGCGACGGGATCGGGCGGGCTAGCAGCTGACGCGACCTTCGCGGGCGAAGGCGCCTCCGGTTACCCAGGCGATCCGTGGTACGATCCGGATTCGGCCGACGCCGCCGGGATATTCTCCGCCGGCGTGGCGTTGGCGGGCGTCGGATCGAACGCGGCGAGCGGTTACGGGGCCCTGTCGGCAACGATCGTGCTGGCGGGCGTCGGCCTGCAATCGCGGGTGCCGATGCACGGCCGCGCGGTCGCCGGCACTGT